CTGATACTTAACAAGAATACGGTTGCCAGTTGCAAGAGTAACTCCATCAAGAACATCTCCATTTTCAAGAGCATTTGCAAGGTTAACGTTTGCAGTTGTTGCTGCTACTGCAGCCTCATGAATGTGAAGACCTTCTGTTACTGAGTCTACGTAAGCCTTTGTTGCTGCGTCTGTTCCATCTGTTGGTGTTGCAAGGCTTGTGATCTTTTGGCTGTTCAAAGATACTGCTGCGTTTGGAGCACCAACTGAGTTAAGTGTAAACTCTGAAGGGTCTACAGAAATCGCTCCAGTATTATCATCATAGTCAAGACCATTTCCTACAACAGTTCCAATTGCATCTTGTGCTCTCTCGTCTGTGAAGTACTTATTTGTTGAACCTTCTGCAATATCATCAGAACCAAGGGTACGTGAACCACCAAGAGATGTTGATGTACCATTAATTGTAATTGCTGAGTTTGAAAGTTTTTCATTTGCAATTGATCCTGCAAGCATTGTGTTTGTTACAGAACCTGTATCTCCAGTTGTTACAACAGTACCAGTTACGTTTGGAAGTGTAATTGTGCGATCTGCTGTAGGATCTGTTACAGTAAGAGTTGTTTCAAACTCGTTTGGTGTAGCGCCTTCAAAGACAATACTTGCATCATTAAGTGTAAGACCAGTTACTACTGGGCTTGTAAGTGTCTTATTTGTAAGGGTTTGTGAATTTGTTGTTCCAACTACCGCACCTGTTGCACCGTGTGCTTCTGTTGAACCTGTGTGTGTTGAAAGGTCTCCTGCAACTGCTGATGCTGAACCATATGCATCGTATGTGTTTGCTGTTACAGAAATTGCACCTGTTGAATCTGTGTATGTAAGACCAGTTCCGACTGCATTACCTACTGCATCCTGTGCTCTTTCGTCTGTAAAATATTGATTTGTTCCTTCTTCAATATCAGTTGTTGAAAGATTGTTGATTGCTGTTGTAATATCACCAGTAAATGCTACTGTACCAGAAGCATCTTGAAGTGTGATTGTGCGGTCTGCGGTTGGGTCAGTTACTTGAAGTGTAGTCTCAAAACCATTTGCTGTTGCACCTTCAAATTCAATGCTTGAAGTAAATACGCCAACTGCTGCTGGATCTGACCACTGAACACCGTAGGTTGCACCTGACGCTGCTGTAAGTACTTGACCATTTGTACCAACGCCAAGACGTGCTACTGCATCATCTGCGCTACCAACAATTAAATCACCTTTAGCGTCAACGACACCTGCTGTGATAATATTCTTTCCATTAACGGTTGCAGTTGTACCTTCAACTACTAATCCCGCTTTGACTCTAAAATCTTTTGTTACTGTTGCCATTTTATCTCCTTGGTTAGGCCTTCAAACCAATACGCAAATAGCGCAAGGTAATCGGGGTTTGTCCACCCACTGGAACTACAGTTAGTGAAACTGTATCTCCTGCTCTAGACACGGAGATGGTGCCAATATTCCCATCATTGTCTACCGTTCCATATTCACTGACATTTACATCTGTATTATCAGGGACTATGGTTAATTCTGTGGCCCAATACTTGTTTGCACCACCAGAAGTCTTTTTAATTGAGACCATATATTTTACTGATCTCCACTCACTTGCTAAAAAGTTATCAAAAATTGTTGAGTTTTCAATGCCGTTAATTGTAACTTCATTGTTGCCATCTGAACCAAGGTCTGTTGATCTTGCAGAGGTGCTGTCAATCAAATCTTCATAGTTTGTTTGACTTGGACGGTCTCCAGTCTGAAAAAGACCCTTGATGCTTGCGATTGATAATTTAGCCATACTGGAATTATATCATATATTTTAAAGTATATAGTTAGAGAAACCAATAACTTGTAGCGGAATTGCAGGTATGTTGCCAATAGAAGTTGGAATCTGTATTGCTGTAAATCTTATTCTAAATGGTAGGACTGAGTTTATATTTACCCCCCGATTTTCTTGAGTAATTTCTACACTAGGAAAAGAAACTCTTTGAATATCTGTTGTAAAAGCGGGAGTATTACTTTTTATAACAACTGAAGCCATTAGTTTGTAACATCCTCAAGGAGAATAATCTTCCCTTGAGCAACTGTCCAAACAAGGGTATTTTGTGGAAGACGCAATTCAATATCAAAAATATCATTTGTTCTTAATTGTGCAGTTTGTGCTGCAGTTAGATTAACCTTAAATTCACCATCTTCATCTTCCAGGTCTTGCTCTGGTGTAATTGAAAAAACTAAAGTTGCAGTATCTGTGATTACTTGCGGTTCAACTGGGGTAGTTGGTCTTTTAAATTCTACTTCAATATCCCAATCAGGAATATTTAAAGGCTCTTTAGCATCATCTGTTAAATAGACCCTAAAAGAGGCTGTATCGCCTTTTACAATTGTCCAATTAACAAATGGTGGTTTTTCACCAATGTCATAGGTAGATGCGCCCTGCCCTCTGTAAGTTGCCATAGTATTTACCATTATACCACTTGATGCTTACAGTTTTATAACAATTTAATAAAAATATCAAAAGCTTGACCTTTAGGGCAAAAACATGTTATACTTGGTAGTAACACCAGATAACTGGTGCTTTTGTTTCTAGGAGGTTTATATTATGAGAAGAGACAAGATGGCTTGGATTGGAATCCTATCTTTGGTGGGAGTACTTGCACCCGTAAGTAATTCTGCTAATGCGCTAACAACTACAACTGACAATAACTTGTTGATTAATAAAACTCTGACTGCCCCTGCCGACCCCAAGTCGGCTTTTTTGGTTTCTAAGCCAACTAAAAAGGCAATCTTGGCAAAGTATGAAAATGCTGCCAGTTTGAGTGATTACGATTTAGTTAAAATGTTAAAGGCTGTAGGTTTTACAGGAAAAGGTCTAAAGACTGCTTGGGCTGTTGCCAAGGCAGAATCAAACGGACGACCTTTTGCTTTTAATGGAAATGCTGAGACTGGTGACAGTTCTTACGGGGTATTCCAAATAAATATGATCGGGGATCTAGGACCAGATCGTAGAGAAAAGTTTGATCTAGATACTAATGCTGAATTGTTTAGTCCCGTAAAAAATGCACAAATTGCATTTCATATGACTGAAGGTGGGACAAATTGGAAGTCTTGGAAACACGCTAAGCCTGTCCAATATCAAAGATGGCTAAAGAAGTTCCCTAGCCAATATAATTAATAACAAGAAAATGCCCTTACTTTAATAAGTAGGGGTATTTTTTTGTATTGACTCTATAACATGCTGTCTAAATATTTTATATTTGGTAGGTATCCAAAATGATGGAGTCGTATATCTTGAACCTCTTGTAATTTCTTTTACCCCATGAATATACATTGTGCTGGAAGGGAAAAATACAAGCGTTCCTGCTTTTGGTTTAAGTTCTATGCCGTGGTCTGGAAAGTAAATTTCTCCACCTTCATAGTCATCATTTAAATAAATGACAGCACCATAGTCAACTATAAATGCTTCGTTTGGGTGTCCTTCTGTATCTTCTCCATCAGCATGTAGTGGCTGAAACTCTCCAGTATCCCATCTACGGATGCCTGCAGAATTTGTTTCAAGAGGTCTTCCAAAATGGTACTCTATCTCTTTTTGTACCTGATCTATTGCTTCTTTTAAGATTTTGTGAACTTCTGGTTTTTCTTGATAAAGATTGTTAGTAACCTTATCTGGTATTCCAGCCATTGAGTTTGAACCCCAAGAAACTGTTTCATCAATTGATGACATGATAAAATCAAGTTTGTCTTGAGAAATAAAATTTTCTTTTATTACTATGTTTTTTGATGATCCAACTTTTTTCATATTATTCTCCATTTTTTATTGTGCCACGTATGGCTCTTGTCCTTCTGCTATTTCTTTTACTTTATCAAAATTTGATGAATCCACCATAGACGATAAAACATAGCAAATCCACTGATATGAAGATTTTTCACAATATCCTTTGGATTGCATGATTTTAGCAATATCTTCAATTTTTTCCATATTTAATCCTTTTATCTTCTGTATGAAGTTTAATTTTTTTAACTTCATGCTCTCCAATTTTATTTCCGTGTTCATCTGTAGCACTTCTATAAAAATCAGACCACTTAGGTATCTTATTGTTTTCTAAAATAACATTTCCATAGTCTGTCAATCTTTTGTGATACGAGTTTACTTCATATGGGCTATCATTTAATGTTATGATAGATTCATTTAACTTTCCAAGAGATAGTGGCATTACTGCTATCACTGGCTCATTTGCCTTAAACGTTATCGGAACATTTGGCTTTGTAATTTTCCAAGATACTGGGATTGGACTATCCCAAAAACTTGTACTTATAATATTCGTTAAAGGGGTAGCACCATCAATAACTAAGTTTGGTGGACCATAGAACAGCAAACTAACATCCTGGTCTGTTTTAAAAAACCAATTTATATTAAAGATCAAAGTTGCTGTTCCTCTTGAAGCATTAACATATTTTTTTCCAGTTATAATATCAATATGTCCACCTTGCTCTGAATCATTTCCGTCCCAAATTACGGTTATATCTTCTGGAAAAGAAAAGCCCCACCCTATTTGATTAGCTAAAGATAGAGGAAAACATCTATACGCATGTCCATCAAATGTTTTATCCATCCAGTCTCTCTTCATTGGCAACTGAGATAGGTTTGCACCCATTCCTAAACCTATTTCATATGCTTCAATGTTGTACATTACATGCCGTTATTTTTTGAGGCTCTTAGTGGAGAATTTGCACCATGAACACGATCATTGTAGTCAAACATGGTAACTGCAGCATACTTTGTTCCTGATACTACTGGAAGAGCTGCGTGAGAATATAAGAAGTTAGACGGAAATAAAACAATGTCTCCTTCTTCTGGCTGATATGTATAGTCAAGATAAGGGAAGTATAGTCCACCACCCTCATAGTTATCATTTAAATACATTACAGAAGAAACTGTACATACATAGCTAAAGCCATGATCAGAATGAACTGCAAAGTGTTGATCTTGTCCATATCTAACAAAGTTTACAGCCTCTTGATATTCCATTGTAAGATTATATAGTGAGCAATAGTGTTGCAAACACGCCTGAAGTCTTTCGTCTATATCATTATAAATATTTTTTAAATCTGAAGCGTTTGCTTTTTCATTATGCAAAAAATTTTGCTTACTTACTTTAAAATCAACACAGTCTCTATAATGTTTCATTGTTTGATAGTCGCCAACTTGAGCTTCGGACCACTTAAACCAACCATCACTATTTTCTTCAATAGTTTTTTCTAATCTTTCAACAAGATTTAGACCCTTATGTAATGTGTTTTTATATACATATATTGCCATTGCTGGATTTTCAACTGTAACGTTGTTAGTACTCATCATTTATCTCCTTTGTTTGTTGTATTGTTATTTTGAATTTCTTTACGGTTAACTACTACATTCCAAAATGCTGGACAAGTAAAACGTTTTCCAGTTTTAACGGCAGTAACTCCATGTTGATAAAATCTATCTCCTGGGAAAAATACGGCTGATCCTGCAGATGGCTTTATTTGTAAATTTTGCATTGGAAAGTAAATTTCTCCACCTTCGTAATCATCATTTAAATAAAATAAAGAAGCAATGTCATTTTCTGGATATGGGTTAGGGCTTCCATCTATTTGCTCTTTATCAGCATGAGGTGTTTGTCCATCTCCCTCTCTCCAAATAACAACGCTTGGAACATTATCTCTTAACTGAACACTAAAAAAGTCTTCAATTATTTTTTTATGATTACTTTGATATTTTTTTAATATTTCATTTATTTTTGGTGACACTTGCCTTAAAATTGAGTTATCGCATACACGGTTATCCCAATTATCATTTGGTATATTTTTAAAACTAGTTAATGTTGAGCAAAAATCTTGAATATTTATAAGGTCTTCTTGGTTAATGAAATCTTTTATAACAACAATGTTTGTTGCAGAATCTCCGTAATATCCTGAAGGTATTATTGACCTTTTTCCACCTAAAAAATTATTCATAATTTATTATACCACTAAGAAACTGATATGTACATACCCTTTAGCATGATTGTACTTTCATTATCTGCCCTGGCTTGAATAATACCGCCTTCAGATCTGATCTTTGATAAGTCGACATATAAGGTTTGGTTAACTGACATTTCATAAGGGTATTTATATTTTAACATTCCTATATATCCCGTTGGAGATTCTACTCTTGGAATATATGTTCTAATCCATGCTTCTGTGCTATTTGTGTCGGTAGTCAAAGCTATGTCATACCTAATGTCTACTCTAGCCCCTACCTTTAATTGTTTAAAGTTAATTCTTTGTGTAACTGAATTCCAAAGTGATACTGAACCTTCTGGAAGAAACTTTAGAACATTAGAAGATTCATCATCCTCCATCAAGATATCTACCCAACCATCATCGCCTCTATCAGGTCCTAAAAATAATGGTTTTCTATTTTTATTTTGATAATATGCCCAACCAGGATACTGACCTGATGGACTTTCATATCCCTGTCCACCACTTTTTCCAGGATCACCTTTAGGCCCTTGCGGTCCTTGAGGACCATCTTTACCATCTTTTCCTGGTATACCTCTTTCACCTCTTGGACCTTCTGGCCCTTGCGGTCCCGCTGGACCAGTATCTCCTCGTTCTCCTTGAATTCCTGGAACGGCAATGTATTCAGTATTATTAGATTCTTCGATCTTGGTTGATTTTACTGCTTCGGCATATCTTGCTTTTGGTGCATCCATATTTTTTGATATGGCCATGATTTATTTCTTTACTTTAAAAATAGTGCCATTTATTTTGATTAGTGGTGGAAGTTTTACATTGGTATCTTTAATTTTAATTATCATTTAAGATACTCCACCCAAAGTGTTTCTTGTATTTCCTGGAGAAACATCTCCTAGTACGCAAATTGTTCCAAGCACAGGAGTCCAGGTAATTGTTGAATTTCCGTCTGGTACTACGGCTTGAAGGTCAAATGACAACTCAGCAACAACAGACTTGTATTTAGTTCCCCAATTTTCAGTAATTGAAGCGGGAGCGCTAACAGTAATAACCGAACCATCAACTTCAACATCTAATTCATCTAAAACGTCTGTAGTAGGATCATAGGCTGTGGCTGCGAAAGCCCATCCAACAGTGTCAAATTCTGTAACTTCGTCATTTTCAAGAAGTGATACTGTAAATGAGGCATAGTCTCCACGAACAACAGTCCATTGTATATTTGCTGGGGTAGCCCCAAATCGTTCTATTGTAGGTGAGCACATATCATTGATTATACCATAAAATAAGGCTAGACACCCAAGAGCAGTGGGGTGGGGGTAGCAACCTGGGTGCTAGCATTAAGATTATATCTGATTATTTTAAAATCCAGAGTATTAATGATTTCTATAACAAAAAGTTATAACATTAAACTGTTATCAAATTGTTATAATAACTTATATACCTTATGTCCGTTTTATCCTAAATGGCCAGGGTATTGATAGTGTATACTTAAAATATATAAAGAAAAGAATATACTATAGTTAGGTTTTTTAAAAGATATTTTATATATAGTAATTACTTAGAAGATCTAGAAACATAATCAACAAACAAATCATACAAATGGTCAATTTTAGCCTTTTGTTCTTTGTTTATTTCTTTTACATCTTCTTGTTCTTTTTTAATGGCTTTAATTTCATCACGCATACTTGTTCCGCCATTTGTTTTAGTCTCTGATCTAATATCACAAACTGCATCATGAATTGGTCTAACTTGAACTTTAATATACCAGCGAATTGAACCAACTACGATTGCACCAATTGAAAGCAAAGCAAGAATAAATTGTGCCCAATCAGTAGTTGTCATAATGAGATTATTATATCATTATTTAAGATTAATTATTGATTAGCCTGATAAATAAAGTTTATATGAAACATGTCAGTGGTAGTGAGAATAAATGGGCTAGTGGCTTTAAATTCTTGATCTTGGCTAGCTTGATTTATGAACCAAAGACTGCAAACATTACTGTTTGGTTCTAGGTGTCCTTTAATACTGTAAAATCTATTTAGGTCTGTGTGATGAATAGTTCCACCCCAAGCATTTGCATGAAGTGCTGATTGTTTTGGAAGAGTAACTGAGTAAGCACCAGTGCCAAAGTGAGTAACGTTTGTCATTGGAACAGTAATCTGAACAACAACCATCTGACCATAATCAAAATAAGTTCCTGTAGCAAGGTTAGAAGATTGTGTTAAACCAGTTCCAGACCAAACAGGTGT